TCCACCTCTCTTTGAAAAGGACTTCAATATGCAACAGGTTGGTGTCACACTCCACCTCGATGAGGTTGACACCGGGTATAAGGGGGAACCCATCCACCACGTACCCCGCATTAGTCAGGTTGGTAACATCCACCCCAGTGGTACCGCCGAAAGACTGGGCCTCGTGCACGTAGTAGCCCTCCACCCACGAGAAGTGATAGACCTCATAGGTGGAAGAAGATGTGGGGTTGGTCACCCAGGGGGTGTCTATCACTGCCACCTTGGATGTGCCGGTGTAGCCGACGATGTGACGGTACTGGCCCGCCCCGGGGCCGCTAACGATTTTGACGATATGGCCTTTGTAGTAGTCGTCAACCGGTGAAGCGCTGATCGCAAGTTGCACGCTGTCGGCGGTGGCTGCTTGAACAGCGCCGGAGTGAAGGATGTTGNTGGGAACGAACAAAGCCTTCCGCTTCTCCGTGTCGAAAAGCAGCACTTCATTCTGCTTTACGGTCCCTGCATACTGTATCCTAAGCCCGGTAGCATGGTTGGTGATCTTGGGGTTTCTGGTGTGCTGGCCGCCCGAGGTCTTACCGTAGATCCAGATGAACGGATGGGTCTCGGCTCCGCCCTCGTTGTTGACGGTGATGATGTTGATCGGGCTCGTCAAGGGAGCGTTCCGCTCCACGCGCTTGTAATTCGTGGAGTACCAGTGGGGATCNTCGGCCTGGAAAGTCACATCGAGTCTAAAGACTCTCCCCCCAAAATGGCCTCTCGCGAAGTCGTGCTCGACCCCGGTGCAGTAGACCCGCATGAACTTGTTGGCTCCCTCGAAGCGCTTGAGCCACATTGGTTCTCGTTGGCTTAGAAGCTTGCTTCTCAGCTGAGCGGCATAGTCATCAGCCTCTTCTTTGCTCCAGCACTCGANGGTGCCAGACGCCCTCAAGGTGGCCGACTCCACCCTTTGAAGGTCGCGAAAAACGCGCCTTCCCTTCTTTCCTGGCACGACCACTCCTGGGATCTCCTTCCTCACAGCGTGACCGTCAATCGCCAGCGTACTGGGGAGCAAGATGGACTCTCCCAAGCCATCTTTCAAGATAAGCTCGATCTGCACGTTCTCACCTCTTTCACCGGGCCAAATGTAAGGAGGCTGCTCTCAGGCGAGCAGCCTCCACCAAGGGGGTTAGCTGGCCGACGGCAGACTAGGCAGACTAGTGANGTCTTCCCATTCATAGACAGGCTTGTCGGCCTTGACGTTCTCTTTCGCACGGATAGTGAACTGCGGTGTGATGAAGTTGCGGTCCTGAGCGGTGTAGTTGGGCACGCGGCCTGTGGCATTCCAGAAGGTCCACTTGCGGTACCCAGTGATGCCGCTCGTGTCGTTGTTGCCCTCTTCATACTTGGCGACATACAGCTCGACGATCACGGGACTGGGCTCTTCTCCAAGCCTCGGAGCGCTGTATTTGTTATTCTGGTAGGTACCTCCGGCCAAGAGTGCGAGGGCTTCTCCGGGCAGGGTGGCATTCGTAAAGGAAAGCTCGACTCCGATCAGGGAGGCCGGCTCTTCGACAGTACTGAGCAAGCGGTCCCCACCTCGCAACTCTGTGCGCTGGCCCTCAATCCACTGGTGGTTGATGCCGCACTGCTGCGGAGTCTCGAAGCGAGCGGTCTTACCGCCCGTCTTTTCTAGCCCTGTCGAAGNATCAATCTCTTTGACGATCATCAATTTGCAGCCGTAAAGGATGTCCATCTATCTTCTCAGCTCCTTTCTCATTACTTCCCAACGCATGGGATTCTGAACTCGACCATGCGAGTTATGGCGTTTAGGTCAGGGTCCTGGAAGTCCTGACCTGTGTGAACCCACTCAATCTCAAACATGTGACCTTCGCTCGTTGTCAGGATGGCGCCTGACAACAACTGCTTTATCTCCGCCACGGCCTTGTCGACCGCAACGAAGCTGCCGGGGGCGAAGTAAGGCCAGATGGTCAACTCGCGAAAGAACCCCCTATTGCTCAAAGGGGCTCTCATTTCTTCGCCAAGCTTGATGACACCGTAGGGCTTCTTAGTGTCCTTATTGGGGGCACCCGATTGATACCAAGACGTGATGGACTCGCAGTTTTGAACCAGGTATTGATAGAGGGCTGCCCTCATCCGGACATCACCCTTTTGGCATCTTCCAGGTAGTCAGCCACGAAACGCCTGACCGTGGGCAGGAGGATGGCGAATCGCCCTTGGTTGGCGAGTTCCAAGTACACGCCGTAGTCCACGGTATGGGCGACACGAGTGATCAAGGACTGGTCCCGCATGATGGAGTATCCAAAGAGGCCCTGGCGGGCGTTCCCGGTCCTGTCCTGCCACCTCTTGTTGGCTTTCGCATAGGCTTCCATTCTGGCCGCATACTGTTCGCTCAAAGCAAGCAGCGCCGCCTTTTGCCTGTCGGCCAAAGCCATGAGATTTCGGTTCACTTGATCTGCCCCGGGCAATCACACCACCTCCTCCACAACGCACTGATACGAGACGATCTCGCCCAGATAGCGAACGGGGTTCACCACTGCCACTCGGTGGTGGACCCTGCCAAACTCAAAGGTGTCGCCGGCCTGCACATCTGCATCCCATGGGCAAAGCATCTCTCGGTTGTTCACCTGGAGTGTCCCGCCGTCCTTCACGATCTCTTTGGAGGAACTGTTTCCGAGGAAGAGCCGGAAAGTCTGGGGGATCAACTGTGTGTCTTCATCCGTCCATCCGCCTGCACCATCATCAACCCGCTGGCGCCTTGTAAGGACGATCTCGCATGGGTTGATGGCTATGGCCTTCAGAGTGAGTTCTCTTCGCTTCTGAAGGTCCATGTTACAGCACCTCTGGAGCGGCTATGCGCAGGATGCAGCTGCCCGTCTTTTTCTTCCCGAGCTCTTCCTGCTCACGTCGCTGGAAGTCCTCAGCCATCGTCTGTGCATGGGCAAGCCGATCCTTCAGTTGGACGTAGCGATACGTTTCCTGGCCCGTCCGGGTCTCCTCGATATCGCCCATCTCTTTCTGGATCATGGCTGCCTTGATGCTCCAACCAAGCGATGCCGCTCCGTAGATGGTTTCAGAGTCATCAAGCAACACCTCAAGCTCGGTGTCGGAGAAGCGGGTGTCATCTTGACTGCCGCCTGGCGGGATCTTCTCGTCCAGGTACAGCCTGAGCTTCACGATCGCCTCTTGTGTTGGGGTCATGTTATCACCCCTTCAAATGGTCATTGATCAACCTTGCCAGTTCTTTCTTGGTGGCACTGGCCTTGTACTTGATACCGTACTCATCGGCCATAGCTCTCAGCTGTTTAGCCGTGAAATCGTCTGGGCTGACAAAGCCGCTTGCGCCGGCGTTATCCCCCGAGGGAGTCTCCATCACCGCCACTTCGGTCTGGCCGGGGTCTTCCCCTATGCCGGCGAAGTGAGGACAGCGGAGATCCAGCTTCTTGCTCTCCTCCGTCCAACGCCTGGCCTCCAGCTCTGGATGGCACCTCATGGGAGGCATCATCCCCGGGTCAGCCTCAGGCACCCAGGGATAATGCTTACAGCCGATACATCTTGCCACTTAGCTCACCACCTAAAACGATGGCAGGGTGATTTCCTGCACGTTCTCAGCGAGCGCGGCGAATACACCGCGACGAGCACGTCCAACGATTTGAGCCTCAACCAGGCGAGACAAATCGCCAATATTGGCATCAACCCGAAGTTCGTGCTTGACAAGCTCCTTGAATCCGCGCTTCGGACGGATCAAGTAAGCCTTGTTCTCGTTTACACCCGCATATGTGTATTCTTTCTTGCCTACCTTAGTTGTCCATCCGTCATAGGCAATGATTGTGTCAATGCCGGTCAACGATGGATAGTCAGTACCACGAACATGCAGCGCACCAGATGCTTCGTTAATGTGATCCAGACGATCACCAGAAATGAGCAGTACATTGCCCGGACGCTTGGCCTTACGGGCATCTGCAAGACCTTTCTTCAATGTCTCGCGCAGAGACAATACAGGATGAGCGTCGTCTTGTTCTGATGTAGTAGGCTTGCCTTCGACAGTGACATACACGGCTGATGTTTTGTTGTTTGTGCCATAGCTATAGTTGATGATCGGATACAGGTGAATGTGATTGAGCAAAGCGTTGTAAGCTTCTCCAAATGCACGGTTGATCTCTTCCATATCGAAGGTCCGGTTGTACTCCTGCATGTCTTCAGTGTACTCGATACCGGTTGCGTATGTGATAATCCGAGCAATCGGACCTTTCTCAGCTTCTAGGTGCCCGAACCGGACTTCCTCACCCTCGATATGTTCCATGAAGATCACGACACCGCGCTGGGCCCATTTGGCATCGAAGACCTCCGGGAAGTTAGGGTCTTGCCTGCGCTCATAAATTGGTGTATAGAGTACAGGCACACCCTCCCGACCCAGTTCTACATCAAGAACCACCTTCTCAAGCAGTTCTTTGCGGGTTGCATCGGTGACCAGCATTTCCCCAATAGGCTTGGCCAGATCAAAGACCTGCATTTCACCGTTTACAACCTTCTTTGTGACCTCGTAAAGCTTGCCGTTAAGCCGGTAGTACACTTTTGATTCATAGGTACCACTGCGCTTGGCAGCTCTAGCGGTTTCTAAGCTAACAACTTTAGCAGCCATTTACATCTCCTCCGTTTACGTTATAGTGGTCCCCTCTCTGTTGTTTGTCCTTCGCTCTCGGAGAGCTAATTGAAATCCCCTAACCTCCCTGACTCTCGTCAGCAACCATCAAACCTGCAGTCTTCAGCGCATCCAAGAGCGCAATTAAAGCTGCTCTAACATCATCAGCAGATGCATCAGCGGCGCAGGTCACATTCTCAGCTATCCTTTCCAATGCCTCGGTAGCATCGGCCTGAGCGTCATCGACACTTGCCACAACCTCGTTGATGGCATCGACAAGTGTTGCGTTGTCGGTAGTGTCGAGATCAGACAAATCGCCGATGACCTGCAACGATGTCTCATTGACGAACCCCGGCCACAGCACAAACCAAATCACATTGTTGGTGTCTTTGGCTGCGGTTACTACACCGGCAAAAATATCTGTTGCATCAGTGGTCAGCCTCTTATTGGTGGCATCCCAGTAGATTTTGTCGCCCTTGTTGAACGCTTTGGTTCCATCAAATTGGTCGGTTTCATACTCAGCGACATCGATGGTCAGGATAGCCTCAGCAGTTTGACCTGCTTCGGTCTTGACATCCCGAGTGACAAAGCCCAGGAACCCTTCGCGATAATACAGCTGCCCGGCTTTGAGTTCTGTTTGTTCAGGTACGCTCACTCGTACACTCTTGCCATCGCTTACCTTGAAGTAACCCTTTTGATAAGTGGTGCTGGGCACCGGTTGGCCTTTGTAAGCCATTTGTCATTCCTCCTTCCAGCTCAATGG